ACGGCCGGCTCGATGTAGCGGCGCGAGAAGTCGTCGATCTGCAGTGCGAGCTCAGCGGAGTTGAACCGCATGTCGACGCCGTCCTGCGTGGCGACGGTGATGGTGCTGGACAGTTCGGCCTGGTCCTGCACGTCCATGACGCGCGAGCCCTGGCGCCGGGTGTAGGCGTTGGGCTTGCGCACACGAAGCGTGCTGCCGATCTTGGCGCCGGTCTTGGCGAACTGGTCGTCGTACTGGCGGTCAACCGTGCCGATGAACTGGCACGATTCATGAGCGACGCGCAGTGCTTCGCGCGTGATCATGTCGATGGTGAGAAGGCTGTTAGCCACGATGATTCCTTTTCAGAAGGTCATGCGCGGCGCGCTGCGATCTGCTTCTTCCGCCACTCAGCGAATTGCTTGTCCGTCATCTTCGACGGGTCATCGCTGGAGGCGGCAGCGCCAGAGACTGGCGTGATCGGCTTGGGCGCCGCGCTCACTTGGGGTGCCTTGGCCTTCGCGAGCTCGTCTTCGAGCTTCACGAGGCGTCGGGTGAATTGCGTCAGAGGCAGCCCCTGCAACGAATCCGCTACCTCGGGGTGTAGACCCAGGTAATGCAGCAGTTCGTGCGGCGCGTCGGCATCGAGCAGCGCCGTGAGGTACTGCGTGGGCTTGCCGTTGCGGTCAAGCAGCCCGAGTTCTTCGATGGCCGTGTTGACGGCGTCGTTGAAGCCTTCGAGCGACTTGCCCTTGTCCAGCGTCGCGCGAATCTTGCTTTGCAGCGTCTGCTGCTCCACGAGTTCACGCGCCCGCTGTTCGGCGAGCTTGTCGATGTCTTGCGGTTTCTCTGAGGGCTGTTCCTCGGGAGTCTTCAGGCCGGCGATCTCCCGCTCCAGGCGCTCCCTTTCGGCGCGCTCGGCGTACAGATCGCGGGTGCGCTTGTCGATGCGTCGCTGCATCGCCTTGATGGCCTTGGCCTGCTTGTCGGCCTCGGTCTCTTCGGCTTGCTCGGCGGGCTTCTCGCCCTCCTGCTGCGTCTCGACTAGCGGTTGTTCGGTCTCGACTTGAGGCTGAACGTCAGGCGCGGGTAGTTCTGCCGCAGCGCCAGGAGCGGCAATTTCTTCAGTGGTCATCGTGGGATGAGGCAGGCCGATGCGCCCCGGCCAGTGGGGTTGCGCCGTGGTGGCGCGGGAATAAAAAAGGCCCGCGGGTTAGGCGGGCCGAAGAGGGCTGCGAAGAGCCTTCCCAGGAGGATCAGGGCCTGTAGAGAATCGCGCTCCAGCTGTGCAGGGAGAACGAATCCGAGGCGTTGCCGTTGCTGATGCCAATGCTCAGCGTCATCGTTGCCGTTGTGTCCACGTTGGTGGATTGATCAGCATAGGTTGCTGTCGTCGAGGTGCCTTGAGGGGTCAGTGCACCAGTCGATATGAATGAGCTGGTCGCCGTGCCAAAGCAGCCCATCCCCATGAGCCACGCCTTCTGCCCGTCCGTTGCCGCCCAGCCTTGCTGCCCAAGCACAGAATCAGACGTGGAACCGGCGGTTCCAAGATAAACGCGAAGGTTGGCCGTTGCGTTCGCCCCGGTGCGCGAAGCGAGCACATTCACCAGCAGATAGCTATTGGCGATGATCGCGCGGGCCGGGATGGTGACCTGATGGTTTGCGCTGAACAGCGCGCCGGTCGTGCCAGAAATCGTCCCAAGTGGGGACGCGACACTGCCCTGCTTGCTGGCCAACAGGGTGAACCCTGGGCCGATGACGGCCCGGCTATTGATGGTCGCCATGTCAGGCCCTCACGGTGCGCAGCGCTGCAACCGCACCGGTGCCACTGATGGCAGAACACTCGGCTTTGTAGTACTGGTAGGCGTTCGTGAAGGTCAGCGAGTCACTGCCAGGCGTGCTCGAACTGCCAGACGGCGAAAACGTCACCAGGCTTTCCCATGCCTCGGGGCTCTCGCGGTGCGCGCCGTACAGGATGATGGTTGCCGAGCAGTTGCCACTCGTGCAGGTGACGACAGCCCGAGCGCTGTTGATGGCGCCGGTCCTCGGCCCTTCCATGAGCGCAACAGGCGATGCGGCCGTGATGTTCACGAACTTCCACTCGGCGGACATGCTCATTGGGCGGCTCCGGGCAAAGAAAAGCCGCCCGGAGGCGGCTGCATGGGTTGCTGTGGCATCTCTGGTATCTCTGGCGGCTCGTTGCCTGGCATGTCTTCGGGATCGATCGGCGGCACGCCAAGCGCCTGCTGCACGGTCTGCATGGCAATGGCCTGCACCTGCTCGGGCGTGATCGGCGGCACCGCCTTCATGCGATTGGTGACAGCCTCATACCCACGGATGAGCATGTCGGCCTCGGCCTTGTCCTTCTCGATGCGCTTGTCGTCAGCCTCGGCCGCCGCGTTCTCCAGCGCATGCGACAACTGCGCCACTTGCTGCTGAAGCATCTGGATCTGCTGCATCGCCTCGGGCGGGATGTCGGCCTCTTCGTTCTCCAGCGCCTTGATCTCAGGCGGCAGCATGGCCTGCAGTCGACGCGCGACCTTGTCGGCGTCCGGCCAGTCCTGCATCTTGACCCACACATCCCCGAGGATGGGCAGCATGTCGGGCGACGCCTGCAGCAGCTGCGACAGCTGGTCTGCCGTCTCCTGGCGCTGCGTGGTGTAGCTCGGGCCTGCCTTCACGCGCACGTCATAGGCGCCCACGTTGGGGTTGATCGCCGTGACCTTCTTGCCCTGCTTCTGCGCGGCCTGGGGCATGTCGGGCGCGATCTGCACGAAATCTTGCTCGCCGTTCTCGCCCAGGATGCGCGCCTGGCGCTGGGTGTCGTAGATCCGGGGAATCATGTCCACCACGACACGACCAAGCTGCTCGATGGAGCGGCTCAGGTTGTCGATGAAGTGAAAGGTCGCTGTGTCACCCTCCTGCTGGCGAGCACGGATCGCCTTGCCGCTGGTCTCGTTGCCCTGCTGGCCGAGGTTGGCCTTGAACATGCCGACACTCGACTCCATGGCCTGCGAGCTGTAGGCGATGAGCTCTCCCCAGGCCGTGCCAAGCACCGGAGGCGCGGCGCGCTGTGGCACCGGCAGCGCCTCTTGGTGGTCATCGCGGGCATTGAACGGCAGATAGGACGGATTGCTGCTGTTGGCGCCCTTCCATTCGTCTTCGTAGCCCTCGATGGCCTCGGCCGATGCGATGAACGGCGCCTTCGGCTGCAGCGCAACTTGTTCGGCCGCCGCGCTGATGGCGTAGTTGTGGAACCTCTGCGCATCGCGCATCTGCCGGACCATGCCTGACAGGTAGCGCTTGCCGTCGATCCAGATTTCATGGCCCTGAACCGGGATCAGCGGCAGGTATTGGCTCGGAAAGTCGGTCTCTTCGATGATGTCGGCGCCCGTGGCCTTGCACCACTTCACCGATCGCTTCGTCATCTGGAACGACTGCACGACAGGCACCTTGACGCCGGTCTCTTTGACGGCCTTCCAGTACTCCTCCTCTGTCACCGTGATCCGCTGGCCCTCGATGTCGACCATCAGCGCGTTCTGCGCCTTCTCCAGTACCTCGAAGTACTCGACTACGCGGACGTAATCAGAGCCGAACCAGCCATACTCGTCGCCGTCGAAGCTCTGCGCCTGCGCCTTCGGGAATGCAGCCTTGAACGCGCGGGCCGTGAAGATGGTCTCCACGAACCCGTGCATGGCGTCCGACCCATCAGGCTCGGTGGAGTTCGGATCCAGCAGGCACGACATCGGATCGTGCACGCGAAGGATGCGGATCTCCTGCTCGTTCGTCTCCGGCCGCATCACCTGCGGGATGACGCGGAACCAGCCCAGGCCGCCGCGCACGGCATTCTCCAGGCCAGTGTCATAGGCGATGCCAGCCCGGGACACATACTCGATGTGCCGAATGATCCCTTCGAGCTTGGTCGCTACGTCAGGATCGGCCTGGCTATCCGCCGGCAGCACCTTGATGCTGGGCTTGTTCTGCCGGCCGTCGTTCACCACTTGCTGGATGAACTGGTTCGTCCGGTCAAAGGTCAGGCAAGGCCGGCTCTTGCGGGCGGCCAGAGCCACGTCATCCCACTGCTTGGGGTCGGCCGGGTTGGAGAACGCCGCATCCTCTCGCATGCGCGCGTGCTGTTCACGCATAGCATCCGCCGCATCCTTGTATCGCTCACGGATGCGGTTGAGGGTGTCTTGCGTCATTAGTTGGCCATCCAGCTTTGCTGGCCTGTCGTTTGGTGCACAGCCTTCTTGCGCTGCTTGTTGCCGATGAACTGAAGGCCTCGCCCGATCAGCGAGCACACGTCGACCGCGTCATCGTGCTTGCCTGCCGGGAACCGCAGGAGCTGACCCAGCACATCCGCCTTCCATGACGCGTGCTTGGGGAACAGCACCTTGCCCATGCTCGCCATCGCCTGGAAGCTCCGGGCACGCGTCGGCTTGTCGTGAATGCTGGCCAGCCACTCGACGCGGCAGAAGGCCTTGCGCTCGCTCATGCGGCGCAGCATGAAGGGCTCCACAGCCCGCCTGATCGGCCCAGCCTCACCGAACCAGCATTGAGGCTCATGCTTGATGATCAGGTCGCACTTGGCGTCAATCCACACATCCGAGGTCGACTGCGCGCGCCACCAGTCCATGACGTACAGGTTGCCCATCGGATCGCAGCCGAACACACCATGTTCGGTGTAGTCGCCGCCATCCTCTGTCACTCCGTAGTCGCTGGCGCCGAACGTCCTCAGCCCGGCCGGCAGTTCGTCGTACTCGCCGAACCACTCGCGCTTGAAGTAGTCGCCATCCTCTGCGGCTGGCTGCTGTTGGTACAGCGCATTCCAGCCGCGAACATCCATTTTTGCCACGCCGACCATCTCATCCGTGAACCACTCGGGCCACAGGCGCTCACCGACCTTGCGGCCAAGCGGATCGCCTGGCAGTGCCTCCATCGCCAACTCAATCACCCGCCAGCGGTTGCGCTCGCGCTCAAGGATCCGGCCGCCCAGGTCATCCTCGTGCCAGCGGGTCATCACGAGGATCTGCCGAGCTCCAGGCTTCAGCCGGGTCAGCAGATCGTTCGTGTACCACTCCCACGCCTTGGCACGAGAGCGCTCGCTGTCCGCGTCTTCCCGGCTCTTGACCGGGTCATCGATCACCGCGAGGTCAGCCCGCCGACCCGTGATCGACCCGCCAACGCCAGCCGCGAAGTACTCGCCGCCCTTCTCTGTATCCCACCGGCCAGCAGAAGATGAGTCCTCCGCGATACCGAAGTCGAACACCTGCCGGAATTCACCGGATGCCACGATGTTGCGCACCCGGCGGCCGAATCGCTCGGCCAACTCCTGCGTGTGGCTGGCCGCGATGACCGACAGCGTCGGATTCCGCCCCATGAACCACGCCGGGAACTCGACGCTCGTGTACGTGCTCTTGGCGCTGCCCGGAGGCATGCAGACCATCAGCCGGTCACACTCCCCGCGCTCTACAGCCTCTAGGGCGTCAATCAAAAGCAGGTGGTGAGCAGCCGGAATGATCCCGGCTTGGCGGTAGTCAATGAACCGGCCCAGGTTTGTCTGCGCCTTCTTGCGCGCCAACAACTCCGTTAGCAGCGAGTGCGGCGAGAATCTCTGCAGTGCTGAGGTCTCGGACATTGGTGGTGCTCTTGACGTTCACCGTCGATTCAGACTTGCCCCAGGCGCGATCAAGCAGGCATTCGGATGCCTTGACGCGAGCCGCTGCTGGCTGTTCCGAGCTGCGCATGATCTCGGCGAGGGTCTGCACAGCCTCTTCGGTGTAAGAGCGCGCCAGTTCCTTGACGTGGGCAACCTCTTTGGGCCGGCCGCTTGGGTTGCCGCTCTGCCCCGGCTTGAAGGCGCTTGACGGGGCTTTGCGCTTGGGTTTCTGTTCCATGTCTGTAACCAGACTCATGAGGAAGGGCCGCCTCAAGTCGGAACCGCAATGCAAAAAGCCCGCTCCAGGTGGAAACGGGCTTTTCCTGCGGGCAACCGCGCCTCCAAGTTGGACGGGCTGCTCTTAGTGCGTATGCGCGGTTTGCAGTTGGGCGTCTTTATACGCCTGTTTTGATGCGGTGTAAAGAGTCTTTCACACCCTTCTGTTGACCAGCATTGTCCGCCCATCCGTCACCAGCACCATGAGGCCATCCATGCTCACAGCCAAGTCACGCGCCACGCGCTTGGGGCTGCCCCGGAACACGTAGCTCCAGGCCAGGGCCTTGCGGTGCTGCTCGGGCAGTTGGCTCACGCCCTTTTGCACGCGCTGGG